GACATGATTATATCAATTAAAATTAATTATTGTATCCTTTTTGTTGTTCTTCCCAAATCTTTTTCAACTGTCTTTCTTCTTCAGTTTCATTAGAACATCTTGGGCAAAGATTTTTAGTAGGCTTATTAGCTTGTAATAAACTTAATGCTACTATTCCTAATATGGCACCAACAGCAACACCAATAACAAAACTACCCATAATACTCAGCAATCTTATCAACTACTAAACCTAGGTCATTAGGAATGAATTGTTTGTCAAACATTCCAATAGGAGATTTTGCTGATGAGTACATTTCATTCTCATTAGTCAAGAACTCTTTTACAGCTTTCTTGTCAGTAGCATCATATCTACTAATACCAATAAGAGTTACATCTACTTTACCCTCTACAGTCAAATACTCATCTACCATTTTACCTGTAGATTTGTACTTCATATAGATTCTGCCATCAGGACCAGGAACACTGTCACCATGAGCTAGGATTATGATGTTCTTTCCTGCTGCATCTAGTTTTTCTATAGCATCAAAAATTCTACCCATCATAAAGCCAATTTGCTTAGGAGCATCCCAACCTTTAGCTAATGCATTAGCCATGTACCAATTCTGCATAACATAGTTGCTATCATCCCACACAATGTTCTTGTGAGGACTGCCTACTAATGCTAGAAAGATTTCAGCTATTGCTTTTGCATCATCAGTAATTACTCTTCTACCTGATTTTAAATCTCCAGGAGCACATATTGGATATGCTGTACCACTTCCTTTGAATGGAAGAGGCTTAGAAGTTACTGAGATAAGAAAAGTCTCTTCAGGCTTTAATCCTGTAATACCTAATTCAGGTATTTGTCCTATACTGGTGGACTTACCAAACCCACTAGGGGCAAGCACTAAAATTTTAGCCATTTTTGTTTTTAAATAATTAAAGGTTCAAATTTCTTAACATCACCATACATGCTGACTCTAAAGTGTTGAGGACAAACACAATGCCTAGATTCAACTAAATGAATGGTTCTCATAAAAGGGTATAAAAGTGACTTGTCAGGTCTCCTTATTGTCTTACCAAAATGCTTAGTCAAGTTAAACTTGTCATCATTAGGGTTAAACATAGTAAAGATGTAATTGCTATCCTCACTTAAATTCCCAGTTTCTTTGATGTCATCAGACTGTGGAAACAGTCTATCATCATCAAATTGTCTTCTTCCAATATCACTCAGTGCTCTATTAAGGTGGATAATATGCACAAATGTGAAATTGCAAGTGTTCCTAAATTCTACAGCATACTCTGAGAATTTATCTACAGTTTCTTTCATCTTGAAACCTCTTTCAGGTAGTAGCTTTCTTAAATGGTCAGTAATAATGATGACATACTTCTTAGGATTATGGGGTTTATACCCAATCATCCTTGTAAATACTTGACCATTTTTCTCTGTTTGTTTGTAGAGAAACTCACCATTCTCCTTAGCATACTCTAAAAGATAATTTCTAACTCCAGTAGGATTATCCTTGATTTCCAAGAACTTAATCAAACCTTTAGAAACTTTCTCTCCCTTTTCACTATACTCACCAAAGAGAGGTATTATCCTAGTCTTGTAGACAATCTTAATTTTGTCAATAATTTCTTGAGAGACTGTAATAATTTCTTTGGGTGCATCAGGGATTTCAGTATCATACTCTAATTCTCCCTTGAGAAAAGCAGAGGATAAATATACGAAATTATTCCCTTTGTAGAGCTTTCCAGAGGGTAAATTTATCTGATAAATAGCAAAATCTGTGTTCAGAAAATGTGCTACAAAATCAAACTCTTTACTAACTCTGTCAATCTCATAAGAGTTGTAGATAAATTCCAAATCAATTAGTTGACTATTAAGCAATTCATACTCTTGATTTAAAGTATTTCTTGCATCAGAGTCTGTAACTGTCTGTAACTTAGTAACAATAGCTTCCATAGAAGCTCTAGTTTTGGCATTAGTGGTAAGCACATAAAGGGCAGGTTCTATACAAAAACCTACATCTACCATTGTTGACTTCCCTCCCTTTGGGGCAGCTCCAACAGTGTAAATTCTTCCTCTTTGAATACCATTAATAGCCTGTGAGATAGTCTTGAGGCCTTCCCCCATAGGAAGACCTTTGTTACTACCTCTTTGACCTGCTTCAAATGCTGCTCTAAAATTCATTATTGCATTCTTGAAGTTATGTCTTCTGCATTGTTAGAAGAAGTGTCAGAGATTGCTTCTCTGTATTTCTCAATCCAGCCTAATAATGCTGAAGTTCTGTCTCTGCCCACACCTTTACTAATAAAGTAATGTGAACTGATAAGGTATTCAGCACTGCTTAAGCTTTTGAAATACAGGTTAGTGCCTTCAATTACTTCTTCTTTTCTTACATCAGGATTGTCAGCAAAGAATGCTTTCATCCTAGTAAGTACATCTTTGTCTGGAGCTCTTCTTAGTTTATTTATTCTCTTGAATTCTGCATTCCATTCAAATACCCATTTCCACTTGTCTTGTGATTCTTCTTCAGTAAACAAAGGAATATGCCACATTACATCTCGGTTATCATCAATGCCCAAAATGTTAGTTACATTCATTCTTTGTACTAAGAGTGTTGGTGTATAAGAAGGTCTACAATCAAAGAAAACAGATAAAAGATAAGCCACACCATCAGCTACAGGAATATTAAATTGCTCTAGAACTGATGTGATTTGAGGGTTTATTTTCATACAAATCTTGTTTTGAAATTAGTAAATCTTACATACTCTATCTTAGATTGATCTAAGTTTTCAATAGCATTCTCAAGCCATTTTTCATCTTGAGTTCCTTCAGAAACTATGATGTATAAATGAGCTTCATGTCCAGGTCTAAACCTAATGAGCCTACCAATTCTTTGCACCAAGTCTTTCTCTTTAGAGTTAAGCTGACCTATAATACCAGAGTCAACTCCAGGAAAGTTATGACCTTCATTGACAGCTTTTACACAAGATAATCTATTGATTTTCTCTGCTTTAAAAGCATCATAAGATTCATTACCTGACTTAGAATGATAAAATGTAGGACACACTTCTTCAGCTTGATTAATATTACCACAAAAGACAATAGTTCTATCATCTTCAGGTATTACTTTGTTCAATAAGAACTTAATTACCTGAGTTTTAGAAGGTATCTTGTAGATAAACTGCATTCTACCTAGAATAGCAAACTTCATCTTAGCCCTACCTTGTGAGGTTTGATCACCAAAACATTGCTGAACTCTTTTGTTGTGATAAGCATAAGTAGCTGCTTCTGTAGTCATAAAAGGATTGGCTTTGTTACCACCTGGGATATTCTTGGTCACAGCATCTAAAGGCACTGTAATAACAGTAATCTTATATGGTGCTACAAATCCTAATCTAACAGCTTGGTCTAAAGTAAGTTCATAGACAAGCTTGATGTTTAAATCAGATAAGATTTGCTTCTTAACCATATCAGTAGGAGGAGTTGCAGTAAGCAACACTATTCTCTCTACATTATTGTTTAAGAAAAACTCTGAAGATAAATCTGTAATGTTGTGACCTTCATCAAGAATAGCTAACTCAAAATTTCTGTTATGAACTTTAGAAGCAGAAGCATAACAAAGTCTTGTAGTTTCAGTCCAAAGAACACTTGCATCCCATTTTTCAAATTCTTCTTTCCAATTTTCATCTCTGAGTTTTTCAGTAGGTACTAATAGAGCTGTATCATACCCTACACTAGTTTTAAAGTAATACTTAGCTAACTCTACTGCTACTCTAGACTTACCTGAACCTGTAGCCATAGCTACCATTCCTGTACCATTATTGTCTACAACAGCTTGTATGGCTTCATGCTGGACTTTTTCCCTAACTCTATTTACAAATTCAGTAATAGCTAAGGGTTCTGTAATTTTAGCTCTTATAGCTTCTACTTTGTCAATGTAAGTTAATACAGAATGTGGTTGGTTTTGAAAGAGATCCTGTAACTCTCTAAAATACTTCATCATGATAAATACTCTTTATTATATCCTATTGCAAGGACAATTAATTTTAAATCTTGTTTTACTCCTTTAGTCTTAAAATCTTTTTTAATCTTAACAAATAAAGGATGATTTACATCTCTGATAATACTCAAAGGATATGCTTCTAAGTCAAGACAATCATCTAAGACTTCTTGGTCAGTTATATCTTCAAATATTGCAACAGGAATATGTAAATAGAACTGGAAAAAGTCTAAATAATTAATGTGCTTCTGCATAATTCTTTCCTATATCAATACTTATTCCTAATGGTACATTAAGACAAAGTGCTTTGTTAGTAAGCTCTATAGCTTTGTTAAGTTTTTCTTTGATTACTTCTTCATCTTCTTTTAAGAAAGCAAAGCCTATCTCATCATGATATTGGAGATTAATTACAATGCCTTGTTGTCTCACATTTTTAATGTGAGTGTCAAAGCAATATACTCCTGTACCTTGATTGAGAGTACTGAATCTATCTTTAGGTTGTCTTAAAGAATACCAAAATCCACTGACAGGATTGTATAGCCACATTTGGTCTCTAACTGATTTGTAAACAGAATCATTGCTAATCTGTTTTACAGACTTATTTCTTTCCCAGTAAATTTTATGTAGCAATGATGCTTCTTCTAATGACATGCCTGTAGTTAAGGCAATCTTAGGTGGGCCTGCTCCATAAATACCTGAAAAGTTTACCACTTTAGCCTTTGTTCTAACCTTCTTGTAAGATGTCCCTTGTACTCCTTTTGTGGCTTCAAAAAGCTTATGCTCCTCTACTTGTTCAGTAGTAAGCATACCTGATAGTACAGCAATATCAAGATGAGGATCAAATCCTGGTACTCTCATTGCTTTTACATATTCAGGATCATAAAAATACATGTAGTGTTGTTTAGTAGTGTCTTCCAATGAACTCATATCACTACCACAAAAGAGATGGTCATTATCAGGTGCTATAATAGCTCCTCTGATTTCTTTACCATAAGGTTTGTCTACACTAGGAAGATTAGCAACAGGCTTCTTGTGTTTAAATCTAAGAGTATTAGTAAGACCAGCTATCTCAGCTTTCATCTTGCCTTGCTCATTAGAGCACTCTAGAAATCCATTAAGAACTCCAATTCTGTGTTGAAGCATAAAGAGACCTTTTAGATTCTCAAGAACAGGATGTGTTTCAGCTAGCAATATAATATTAGGGCATAGCTTTTTATCTTTATCTTGTATCTGAGGTACTGCTCTGGTGCCATCACCTTCTTTTACATAGTTAAATACTGTAGGTCTCCAGCCTAAACTGAATAGCCAAGACTTTAATTGTGTTGTTGAAGTTGGATTAGGTTCTTCTGTGGATTTAAGTACACCAATTTCTCCATCAAAATCTGCTTCTAAATCATTGTCAGCTAATAATTCTAACCAAGCTATGCCTGCCTTGGTCAGTTCATCTTTAACTGTAAACATTTTAGAAGGCTTTCTTTTAATAGCAAATTTCTCTACTTTAGGCATTGCTAGGATAAGATTGGCTTTTCTTTCATTTACAAGAGTATGGAGAGTATCCAATGTTTCTTTACAATATACTCTGTCAATGGTTAATGGATTTGCTTCTTGTTCTGCTGCACAATCTAATTTCCAAGTTAGATATGCCATTAGTCTATGATAGTCCTCACTCTGATATATTTCTTTTAGATAACTAATGAAATCTCCAAGAATGATACTATTAATCACAACATCTTGTCTACATCTATTGATGTAATCTTCTGTATCTAGGTTTTCCCAGTCTGTGATTACAGGTTTAGCTACTCCTACTCTCTCTCCCCATACTTCTAAGCCATGTTCTGCTTCATTTGGATATAAATACCAAGACAAAGCTAAAGTGTCTATTATTTGGCCTGTATGTACATACCCTGTAAGTTTTTCAATAGCAGGAAAGTCATATCTTTTTACATTATGACCTACAAGCATAGCTTGTCCACTTAAGAAATTAACCAATTCCCAAGGATTTGTAATAACAGTTTCTCCTAGTAATTGGTTGTCTTCATAAGTATGAGCTACAAGGCAATGAAAAGTAGTTAGAGTATCTAGTAAACCATCAGTTTCTATATCAAATATGGTGTATCTCATAACTAGAAATTAAATAGATTCTTGTTTTCCATTTCTTGCATAGCATTTTCTACCATAGGCCCTATAAGATATTTGCTAAGAATTTCTTTAGCTCTTTCTCTTCTTTCATCTACAGTTAAGATATACTGATTAATTAAAGCTAACTCTACTCTTTCTTGCATTACAAGTAGTTTGTTAGTAGCTTGCTTAGCATCATTACCTTCTATAGAACCTTGATATTGAAATACTTTAGCTATAAACTCTTCATACTTAGTCTTACTGTTCTTGAGGAAAGCTTTTATGGTACCATAGATGTAACCATGTTTTTCAAGAAACTCAATTCTTTCAATAATAAGAGTTAAAAGAACTACAAATTGTAGATTGCTATCTTCAATCTGTTCTTTTGTTTCTTTAGTTGACATAGTCTATCTGATTGATAAACAAGTTGTTGTAAGTTCTACCTTGTTTTTCAGAACCAATGAATACAAAACCAATATTGATTTCATCTCCTTTTCTAATGCCTAGCTTTTCAATTCTTGCTATAACAGCATCTCTTACTTCAAAAAAAGCTTTTTGATCATCTTCTGTAGTTACAGTAACAATAGCTCTTTTTTTAGTTGGTTTACCTTCAATGGTAATAAGTTCAGGTTTGGACATACCTTCAAAATACCCTGTAAAAGGGGTTAAATTCTTCTTTGCACTCATGGCTAAATAAATAAGGATTAATAAAATAAGGGCTACAAATATAGAGATATTTGTTTTGGGTAAAAAAAAAGAAAGTGAGGAAAAATCCTCACTCTCTCTTAAATATCTAACAAATTAGATTACTTCTTGTTCAACTGAAATAGAAGTGTTACTAGTGGCTAACTCTGCCTTAATAGTAGAAGAAGCATAGAAATCAGCAGGATCTTCAGTTCTTAAATCTTGATCAGCAGTAGCTGTGGATTTAAAGAAATCTGCTTTGTACTGTGGTTTTCCGTTTTTCAAGATTAACTTACCTGCATTTGGATCTTCTTCACCATAACGAAGTACTTGTTTATCAGCAATGGCATCCATTGTTGTTAAACCTTCTGCAATAGCATAGTTTTGATTGTTAGACACAATAGGTTTGTTTGCATAAACTCTGTAGATAGTAGCATCTGGTAATGCAGCTAGTTTAGCTGTTACACTTTCTACTGTAGAGTCTAAAGGCACATCTACCCATACAACTCTTTTAGAGTTAGATACATACTCTTTTTCAGAAAATCCAAAATCAGCAGTGCTAAATGGATTATCTTGCATGTTGTTGCTTACAGACTTTGATGGATAAAATGACCTTGTAGTCACAGTCTGTTTAATTTCTGCAGTAAGAGTTCCCTCTTTTTGCCATTGAGTAGCATGTACTCTTGCGATTTCTAAACTTCCTTTAGAAGTTACAACTCTTTTTCCCTGTGTGTTTGAAACTGTATTCATAATAATGTGTTTTTGTTCTAAATACTTCATAGTAAAGGTATTAACCTATTCCATATTTAGAGATTGTTTTAGATTTTTGTTTAAATTTACCTTTGGTTAATTAAAAGTCAGAGAGGTTTTGTAGATAATGATCATGCTCAGCAACACAAGACTATT